AGGGCAATCGGAATAGCCGTAGCAAAGTCCTTCATCGTAAGGCTTGTCTGGTTTTCTACATTGTTCATGTAGTTCCAGGTATCAGCCAATTGAGTGCTTGATAGACCCAACTGCTGCTGCATGGCAATCGTAGCCTTTGTAGCAGTCTGATAATCAATTTCACCCAGGGTGGCGTTACGTACAACGGCCAGCGTAGCCTTTTGTAGTTTCTGTCCCTTTAGACCGGTAGCAGCCAGGTCAGCCTGTACGGCCAGGGTATCTTGCATTGCTACACCGTACTGCTTGGCCGACTCTACGGCTGTATCCATACCGGCTTCTCGTACGGCGTCCAGTTCCTTTTGAGCAGCCATTTGCTCCTGTGCGTTCTCGCTGAACTGGTTGGCGGTGGTGTTGTAAACCTTGCGGATGCGTGTGAATTCCTTGTCGGCCTTGTACGCCATAACGGCGGCGGCAGTACCGAATGCAGCAATAGGTACGGTCAAACCAACTGTCAACTGACGACCAGACCACTGTGTGTTCTTACCGAACTTAATCATCTGGTTACCGGCTGACTTGAGTCGGTCACCAAGGAATCCTACTTGACTAGCAAGGTTATTCCATGAGCGTGGAACCTCGTTACCAATAGCAAACATGGCCTGCATGGTTCCTCTACCCGGTCCACCGGTCGTAAAGTTAGACCACAAGTTGCGCATAGCGAGTTGACGCTTATACACTTGGTCCATCTGGCTTCGGGCTCGTGACCCGAATACCTGATTCCATGCGAGGCCCTGGCTGCGAAGTAACTTGGTGTTACGTTCGATAGAGTCTGCAATCTTCATCTGCTGAACGTCGAAACGTCCAGTCGTTGCTAGTGCGTTTTTCCAGACTTGGTTAGAGGCTGCAATACCAGCGGTTGCCTGAGCAAAAGACTTTGGGGTAGCACCAGCCGCAAGCAGGGTGGTTTGCTTGAGCGCTGCATTCAGCGCTTCGGTTTCTGCTACAAGTGATGCTAGGCCCGCCTTGGCCTGTGCGGTCTTGGCGGTACCGACAATTTCAATTCTCATTCTTCTTCTACTTCATGAGCAATACCGTATGCTGCCCACTCGGCTGTCTCTGGATTCTCACCCCTAATGATTGCGTCTGCTCTGCGTTCGATAACTTCTCGTCTAAATTGAACGTCATCGGCTTGTTCAGCATCAATATCAATACCCTTGAGGGCCGCTGCAAACTTATGCTGGCGATGTTCACGTTCTCGATTTGCCTGTAACATGGCTTCTAGTTCAGGCAAAGACAGGCTGTTTTCTAGTTCGGAAAAGTCTTTCCAGTTTCCCAATAACATTAGTTCAGCCTCTAGGTCGCCTAGGTCTAGGTCGTCCCATCCTCCATCAGTGCCGTCTCCACTGCTTCCGCCAGTTTTGGGTCATTCAACTTCAACCCCATGCAAACTTCCAGAATTTCGTAGATGGTCGGCGTATCGAGGATATCTTCTAGGTGCTCACGGTAGTCCTTGGTCAAGGTACCGTCGGTGGCGATGGTCTTTTCAAAGTCGTCCTTGAACTCGCGTGAAATACAGATACCAGCGCACTGCACATAAACGTCGAAGATAGCCGTTTCTTCTTCGGCATCCCCAATCTTATTCCAGGCATTCATAGCCTTTTTCAATAGTGCAATAGGCAACGGACGTAGTGTTACGTCCTTGCCGTCCTGTAGACTAATTTCCTTTTCATCAAAAACTGTACGTGCTATTTTAATCACTCCTAAGTTGGTAGGATTACCATATCATAGGTTTGCTCATACCGCAAACTTTTGGACATAGGCAACCAATTCTTCTAGCGGAAGACGCCCGCCCTCTATGCGGCCAACGTCAGTATTGCAGGCGGTACACAACAATCCACGGACACATTTACCGCACGAGCGGTCGCCCGGACAGCATCCGTGGTCGTGGTCAACTGCTAATCTTCTGGTGAATTCATCTACATGTCTTTTACAAATGGCACAACGATAATTCTGTTGCTCTAAGATTTCATAGTACCTTTCCGGGGTTATATTAAAGTGCCGCCGCATGCGCTGCCTAAATATGTCCTCAGGGGATTCGGGTCTACGAACATATGTTTTGAGATACTCTCGGAGACAGGATTTACACTTCGCTGCTAATTTATCCTTGGTACGATTGTTCTTATGAAATTCAGTAGTGAACTTTAGTTCGTGACATGTGTTGCATTCCTTCATCATGTAAATATAGTATCACAAATACGTTTCAATGCAAATCCATAGTGCAAATAGCGAAGCCCCCAGGCCGAAACCTGGGGGCTTGCAAGTATTATTGTGTGTATCAGGTTAGGTTACCTGCACGCTCACGTAGAATACCGTAGTTACCATCATCTGCTGGCAAGCAGCGGAAAGTACAAGGTAGTACAGCGGCTTCGGAACGAGCATATGTCGCAGAAACTGCGTCTACTGATAGAACGCGGTACAACTGGTATACCAATTCCTTTTGCGTAGGCGTGCTGCCTGGTGTGTTAGCGATACCGCTACCAACCGCAATTAGGCCACGCTCAAGGGGTGCGCTTCCGAGACTGCCACCCTGAATGACCACCGCGCTGTCAGAGCCAGAGGTCGTAAGGCTGGATGCAGCCTGACCCCAAGCAACCAGAATGTTCTCCAAAGTATTTTCAGCCAGAGTGGTTGTAACGTTGAAGGTCATCGTGTCCTTGAAAATCTTTGCAGAGTCAAGCAACTGGTCAACCTGAACCTCACCCCATGATGGGTTGTTTGCGACCTCAAGACCGTTCTGGGTATAACCTACCTCACGCCAAGATGCGGCGGCGGTTGGGTCAGTACCGGCGTTGTATGTAGCAGCGGTTAGAGTTGTTACATAACTCTGACCAGCGACAAACGCTGGACGTGAGTTACGAGCCAATGCCGTAGGGGCGTTGGTCGTGTCTGCTGCCGATGTAGATGGTCCGAGGAACAAGCGGGCGGCACCCACAATGATGTTTCTAGAAGTTAGTGCCATTTAGTTTCACCCCCTAGGTGTAAAGTGATACGCTTTCTCATGGGTCCATCATAATGCAATATGTGTCCCAAGGCAAAATTTAACGCCAAAGCGGATGATTGGCATTCGTAGGTAATACAAAACCGGGGTCTTGAATGGTTACAGAATATGTAATATGAACAATACCGATGAGTGGACCACCCTCGGCATCTTCTGGATAACCACCTTCAACATATACCGATTCGGTCGTTTTGAAACTGATATTTGCAAATGCTGCGGCGTTCGAATTCTTTGCTTTCCACTGGTTAATTCTTGCTGCTGGAATGTCCTGACCTTGAAATGCTCTGGTTAGGGCGTTGTTAATGGGACCCAGTTCACCGAAGCGTCTGGCCTTGATTCTGAATACCATCGACCCCCTGCGAATCTCAGGAATGCGGGCGTCGTTATTCTCACCATAACCATAGATGATATACGACATTTGGGCGTCAGCAACCTGCGGCTCGTCTTCCAGTGGAATAATCGGAATCAAGCCGTTGATGGTTTCAAGCAGGCCGTTGGCCTGCAATACGTCCCATGCGTATAGGCGCAATATGTGCGCCGGAATTACCTTATCTACCATGTCTGTTTCTGCGGGCCTTGGCCTTTGCCGCAACCTCCTTTTGCATTGCTTCTGAACGTTCCTTTACCGCTGACACGACATTATTGGGCATGATTTGTGGCTTACCCGGTGCAGCGAATAGTGGAACAAAGTCTGCATTCAATTCTCTTTCCAGTACCTCGGCCATGACCTCGGTACCGCCGCCCTGCCAGAACTTGTACCAAAAGGTGGTGAAGTGACCGGCTGAACGTTCGCCCGGATACTGGGTGTGTGGGAACTTGGTAAGCGTATATCCACGCTTAATATCGTGAGGTCGGAATCCCTCTGCACCTGGCCGGTACGGGATAAGCAGGAACTCTGCGTTCTTAAGTCGAATGGTTACCGGCTCGTTCTCTTCCATGATACGGGCTTTCCAGGTGAATACTGCCTTACGCATGTTGGCTCGGGCAACCGGGTCAATCGTGGTTGGCCGTGGGACCTCAGAGAAGGACGGCTTGAACTCATAAACTACCGAAGCGCCAGCAGTTGGACCCTTGTTAATCATAAAAGTCTTCCACAGACGAGCGCGTTCCTCGGTCGGCTGCGGACGCATGTTTGACCTTTGACGATTAACGCCCAGGGTGCCGTATTCAAACATGTGTGCAATGTTTCCACCGGCCTCGGCGTAGGCAGCGGCCTGTCTGTTGAAACCGTTGTCGGCCTCCATAAAGGCATACTCGATAACAGCGTTGTAGTATGGCAGATTAATTTCTAAGGACATATAAGCGTCTGAGGCTGCCAGCCCCTCAATGACGCTACCAAAGTTCGCTGTTAAATCAATCATTGTGCTTTCTCCAAGAGAAGGAACCAGTCAAGCAATCTATTCCCATAATCGAATCTAGGCGTTACGCCCTGAACATTGAATACCGTCGAGCGTGCGGCGTCGTACTCTTCGTCCTGGAATACCAATAGACCATTGGCATCCTTGATGTTTGTAATGCGGTCGCGCTTGGAAATCTTGACGTTGCCTGGTATCCACATCTTGACATATTCTGTGTTGTAGTAGATTTCTCCGAACTGCTCGTCGGCACCCGAGGTACGAATACCAGCGTTGTAGAGCCCCTGTACAAAGCAAGGAACGATTACAGACGTTGGGTCGGTAGGCTCGACTACCACTGTACCCGGCACGTCCGTGGTACCCGGTACCCATTCGGTAATAATCTCACCAGTAATTGGGTCCTGGTTATTGGTCCAACCACCTGGCGGCGGCGTGACTACTGGGTCGGTCGGATTAGTGATGGGGTTGGCGTTATACGCCAACACCTCAGCGGTCATCGAGAATCTAGCACCATAAAGACAACGCATTACACAACCATCCAGCCACGGCGCAATTTGTATTCGCCAAGCAACTGGTCGGCTCGCACGTTACCCGTGCTGGTGAAAGCGCCCTCATTAAATCTCATCGTCCAGTCTGGGCCACTGATGGAACTGATGAATCGGTCGCGGTAAATAGAGTCATTACATGCGTAGTCGTTTACCAGTAACTTGGCTGCCTCGACTACCGGTGAAGGTGTATAATCCCATCCCCACTCACCGTCAATTACGTATTCAGCACCGGCAGCAAACGTTAGGTACGGGCGTACCCAGCGTGGCGGCGCGGTAATCGGAACCGTGCTAAAGCCCGCCGCTGGCTCTTCGTGCCAGCCGTCGAAGTCTGCCCTAATAGGTGGTGGCCCCAGATATTTGCTTACCATGAACCAGCCGTCTCCGCGCAGGGTGACCCAAGGAACATTAACAACTGTGTCATTGATGGTGGTGAATCGCATAAGTCTGCGAGGCATGCGCAGCGTCGAGTCGCCGCTTCCGGTGACAGACAGCGGACCGACATACTTACTAAAGGTCTGACCGGTATAGGCCTGAATGATGTACCGCGCGCTTGCCTCTACTGCGTAAAGTTCTGCTGCGGTAGCAGTTTGTCCAACAATATCTCGGACCTGATTAGGTGTGAGCAGGGGCGTCACTACGTCATAATATTGGACCTGTGTGTATGAGCCGCCCGGAATTGAGAAGCCCCAGGTAACCTTTATTTTGGCGTCACTTGGTTGGTACGGCAGTTTGGCCGTGGCGTATCCTGGATTGCTGGTATCCGCTACGGCGGTCGTGTCAGTACCACCGTTTACCGAATATAGTACAGATGTTACAGTCGTGCTCGGGTCGGGATAATCAAACCTCACCGACGGCACGGTATTAGTTAGCAATTCCATAATATGATTATATCACTCGACACTCTTAACTCCAAACTCCGTCGAAGTAAACCTTGAGTTCCGGTTCAATCCACACTCCGTTCTTTCTGTACTTGATTACACCCGTTCGCCATATGCCACCGTAGTATCCGCTTACGACCTTAGCGCCGTCACGAATAATAGCAGTCTCGCTGACGCTCAGCGCAATGGTGTCAGAGGCAACAGTGGTATCCTGTCCCGAGTCTGTATCAGATACCGATAGCACACTAATATCAGAGGCAGACAGGGTTACAAAGATTGTGGCCGTTTCTGCCACCGATACCGCCGAGGTGTCGGTACGACTTTCTGACAAGTCAGACGTGCTGGCGTCGGCCACGCTTATTGCGCTTGTGTCCGTGCGCGTCATGGTGACCACAATGCTGGCCGTCTCGCTCACGCTCAGGGCCGAGGTGTCACTGGTTGGAATCTGCTTATTCGGGAACGCCTGGTCATCAACGCTAACCGCAGAGGTGTCGGTGGTGCTGAATTGAGCGGTAACGGCACTGGTATCAGCAACGCTTACAGCACTTGTGTCAGTTCGGCTCAAAGTAGACAAAATGCTGCTTACCTCGGTAACCGCAACAGCGGCAGTATCGGTACCCGGCGCAGACACGGCGTCGGTGGCTACGTCGGCCACTGAGAGGGCCACAGAGTCGGTTGTGGCGAACGAAACAATTGTAGCGGTGGTCTCGGCCACACTAATTGCGCTCGTGTCTGTAGCGGCCACCGCTGTCACGATGACGGTGGTACTGGCGTCAGCCACGGACACCGCTGAGGTGTCGCTGGCGCTCATGGTGCCCGAACTGGCCGAGGTCTCTGCGACCGACAGGGCAACCGAGTCGGTAGTGCTAAATGAAACGCTTTGCAACGTTGTCTCAGAGACGCCCACGGCGCTGGTGTCCGTTGTAGACAAAGTGGATGAACTGGTCGAAGCATCGGCAACACTAATGGCACTTGTGTCAGAGGCAGTAATGAACGTAATAATGACAACAGACGAAGACTCGGCCACGCTTAATGCTACGGTGTCGGTCGTTGTCATCGAGTCGTTTTCAGTGTTAGACTCACTGACGCTAATGGCAGACGTATCCGTCCGGCTCAATGTTAGCGACGACGTAGAGGCGTCGGCCACGCTGACCGCAGAGGTGTCCGTGGCAGAAATGTTATTAGTAATCGCTACACTAGAGGCGTCAGCAACGCTTAATGCCGAGGTATCAGTCGTTGAGAAGGTAACCGCAATAGACGAGATTTCAGCAACGATAATGGCGCTGGTATCAGTCGAAGTGGACGAGGCGTCGAGAGACTTGGTTTCAGCAACGCTTACCGCTGATGTGTCGGTACGGGTAGAGGATGCGTCGAGGCTCTTGGTTTCGGCAACAGATACAGCGGACGTGTCACTGGCACTGATGGCTGAGGCTGCCAGGTCACCAGTGAAGTTTAGTGTCCATACACCTTGTCTAGAGTTGTCAAAGTCGTATGTTACGTTACCGCCGCCGACAGCCGTATTAACAACGCTGTCCAGGTCAGCAACACCAATGGCAACGTCGCCCGCAGCGGTGCCGGTACCACTAGATACAAATGCTCTGCTGACATATGAGCCGGGATATGAATAACCTGTGGTGGCCGTCTGGTCTACCGTACCGGCTGCTCGGTCAAAGGCAACAATAAATGACTTACCGTGCTCGGCAGTAGGAACAATAACGGGAGCGGCACGAACAAATCCCTGTGTTGTATATCCGGCAAAGGTTTGAACGTCTACCGGCGTGGTCGGGTCAACGCCAGAGTATTCTAATACAGTTAATGCTCTCTTAGCAGTTGTACCAATAGAGGCCGCAACAGTGGCTCCACGGTCGCCCAATACCGCGACCTTCCAGTATCCAACGTTTTGGAACTGGGAAGAACCACCGGTAACCACGCTGCCAGGAATAACGTTCCATCCGGCAGGAGTGGTGACAGCAGATGCGCTACTAATAGCGCCAAAGAAAATAAGTACGTTGCCTACAACAACGTTAGACGGAATGGTTACCGCAACCGTGTCTAGGTTACCTGATGCTGTTGCCGCTTGTACGAATGCCGGTGTTTGTCTTGGTGGTACAACGGTTATGCTTGATGCGTCAGCAACGGAGACCGCAGAGGTATCACTAGCACTTATGGGTGTAGTTACTTTACCAGGAGGTAATAGTGGAAAAGGCATTTAGTGCCCCCTCAGGTCAGGTTGATTCCCCACACAGCAAAGCCGGTACCGACCGGCATGGTGACCGAACCACCCGCCGTTCGAAGTTCAATGGACGTAATCTGAGCACTAGTGTTAACCCATTCGAATCCGCCCCACTCGATAACTGGCGTGGTCGCAGCAGCACCCGAACCGGTCTGTGCAGAAATGGTACCCACCTTTGATGTGCTTGCGTTATTGGTGATGGCGTGAGTAGATGAACGCTGCAATGTGGTTGAGGTCGGGTGCAAACGAGCCAGGGTAGCCGAGGCGTTAGCAGCGTTGGTCAATGTTGTACCACCGGATGCAGCGGAAATCGAACGTGACCAGTAGTTTGTACCGGTGTCACCGTTGAATCTGAAAGACGCAATGTCTCCACCACCCGAGTAGCCGAGCACGCGAACCTGTACGAAAAGCATGTCTCGTGCCTCAATCGTGAGCGCGCCCGTAGTGACGGCGGCAGAACCGGTAATGGCAATCTTGCCAAGGAAGTCATAGCCTGGTGACGGAACATACATTATGCAGTCAACTCCGTTACTCGGGCAGTACCGGTCGCAGTCGTCCAGATGCCAGAAACAATTCCGGTGTATCCGAACGGTACTTCATAATAAGAACCGGCTCCAACCTTGATTGAGAAGTTTGTGGTGGACGCCGTTCCCGTGGCTAGAAGAATATAGAGGGTGGACGAAGAGTCGTTGAAAATGGTCAAACCACGACGGGCGTTGTTCGCGGCTCTCAGAGTTACAGACGAGGCGGAACCAGATACGTTGGCCGTGGTGCCGACGCTGCTATTGGTATTACCAACAGACACAACCGGCATAGCGAGCATTCCACCAGGGGCGATAATAACTGTAACCGTACCGGACGTACGCGCGGTCGCGCGTACGCGCATGTGCGTAACGCCAGGGCAGTCGGCGGTGTATAATTGGACTGCGTTTGTGGCAAGAACTTCGGTGCCCAAAACAACACCGTCGCTTTCCCGCTGTACCTGAATTGGGAAGTAAGTGGTACCGCCGTCAGGGGATGCCTCAAAGACTACCGTGAAACCGGCGTGGGTACCGAACAGTGCAAAGGTAACATTACCCATATTGGCAACGGATGCAGCAGACGTAGAGGTAGACGTAGTAAGCGAGCCATTGGTGACAGCAAGAGATTCACCAGATACCTCGACCTTTTGCCAGTGTACGCCACCAGCCGCTCGGTCTTCTGTTGCGAGCGTTGCGTTACCGGATGCCACCGGTACTGATAAGTTGTCAGCCATTTATAAATAAAACCGCCACACGGTAGACTGAAATAGCCTCCGTGTGGCGGTTAGAAGTCCTCCTACCTCAACTTGAGATAGTCAAATTATAATGCCGATATGTTTACTTGTCAAATCTTATGCAGTGGTCCATGTCAGCGTTACAGTGAACTGCCAAGTTTGTGCGCTTGTCTTTGTACCGAGCGACTCAACCTTACGGTTCAACATCGTACCTGCTGAGGAAGCATTAAAGACTCCCCACTCCTGCCAGGCAAAGTTTGCATCTGTTGTTGCAAACGTTGAGCGGAAAGTAATAACGTTAGAACCACCGCTAGGGAAGGTGGCGTCCATAGCCTTACGCAACTTGTTCGTTGCGGCCTGCAAGTCTGTGTGCGCTGCACTAAAGGCTGTGGTAGAGTCACCGACACCAATAAACGCATTAGCGTTATTGAAGAATGTTACGGAAGCACCGATGGTTGCCTGCACCATAAGGTTTCTACCCGCGTCTGTCTGTGGCATTATTCATCACCCCCTGTATACGTATCGGACTCTTCTACGACCTCGCCGTTTTCAATCCGTTCCCACTTGGTAATCTTACCATTGAGCAAATGGAGTCGTTCAACTAAATTCTCGGGTGCTGCTTCACCGTCGAACTTTTCTAGAACTACGTGTTCTTGAACCTCTAGTCCAGTTAAATCTGGTATTCCTTGTGTCATGATACATCAATCCAAATCTGTCCCTCAAAGGGAAATGCTGGGGCAGTCGGACTGACTACCACATTAGCAATAAATGTAGGTACCGCGACCTCTGTAGCCGCCTGGCTCACCGTTGCCACGGTCGTGGATTCGGCGGTATTCTGCACTTCAACGCTTACCGTCTTTGAGTTGACGACAGAGCCAATTGGCTCTCCATCCTGTAGTACGGTTACCCCCATCACGGCCATAGCGTGTAACTCTTCTCAACTGTAATAGTTAGCGAGGCAATCTTCCACTGCTTGTTAGCCGCTGTGTTTCTCAGGAAGATATCTCCCAGGAACGTCAACTTGTTAGGTGTGCCACTAATGGATGAATACAACTCGCCACCCGGCAGGGTAAGATTACGAGACACCGAAATAGCAATGTTCGGTGTACCGCCCGCCCCGCTTGATAGAACAGCCTCGGTTACGCTGTCAGGCTGAGAGCCTACAGTTATCGGGTCAACGTCCGTAAGCGCGGAACTGTTGAACGTGTATAGACGAGTCAAAGAGGTCGCTTCGAAAATGTCCATTCGAACATCGTATCCGGTGGACAGGTCAATAACCGTTAGGCTATTGGCATCTGGACCTTCTTTATAAACTAGGTCTACTTCTAAATCCTGACCCTGCACCCATGTGGGCGTAATCGTAACTGCCATATCCAAATATTACCATTTAGTGGATTACAAAGCCAACTTACTCGCTGTAAAACTCGGCTAGTTCGTCTGGGAATGCTTGTCGGAAGCCCGTTTCGTGCGATAGTACGAATTGTGCTGTCTTGGCGTCCATTACTGCATATGGGTGAGCAGTTGTGAACTTGTACGTAGCACGGCGGTTGCTCAAATTGGCAACCTCAAAATATGGGTTATCACGAGTCATCTTGATAAGGTATTCGTTCTGTACCGCGAATTGCGCTTCACGCGGAGCGGTAACCGGTCCTGTTTCTACCACTGGTTCCTCCTGTTCGTCTTCTTCGACTACCGGTAGTTCTTCTTCTTGATAGTCCTCCGGTAGAGGAACCTTGAATGCCTTTGCGTATTGGACGTAAGTAACGCCCTCTTCCGCAAAATTGGCGACCTGCTCGGTTACGGTTTCTGCTTGGTCAACACCGAAGTAATCTGCGATGGTGTGCAGTTCGTCTAGATTCAATGAATCGAAACCAACAGGCTTGTACTGCATTTCGGCTGAGGTAACTGTACCCGCTGCCTTGGTCTTGTTAGCCATTTAAAACTCCTTAAGGTTTGGCATTAGTGTAGCATATTTCAAATTCGTGTGCAAATGGTAAAGCCCCCGTCGGGTTACGACGGGGGCGGTACCTATTTAATTATCAGGCCGACAGCGGTACGTTCTTGATAAGAACAGCGGCATTTGGGTTCTCAATTGCTGCACCCACACGGGTGAACATTGTGTACTCAATGGTGTCCTTACGTGGAACGAACTGGCGGTAAACCTTGATTTCGCGCTTGACGCCCCAAATCAAGTTGTTTGGGTCTACAAGCCATACGTCGGACGCGGTGCCCTCGGCACCTGGACCGTCGTACTCAGGGAATAGCGGAACCTCTTGGGCACGAATTCCGAATGGAGCGGTTGGGCTCCAACCAGCGTTAAATCCTGGCTGTGCGTTTGCACCGATAGATGCGTCGCGCTCAGCCTGACTTACGTATGGTGCATCGGCAGTCGTTGCCTCAATAACAGAAGCGTTGTCCATGTAGTCTGTCAACAGACCGGCAGACGTGTACCACTTCAATGACCCACGACGAGCAAGGTACTTACGAGGCATAGCCTTAAGTCCCTTACGGAATAGGTCACGTGTTAGTCCATCGGTGCTAGTTGCACCATCGACAACGTTTGCTCCTGCATACAGGCGCTTTCTCCATCCATCGAATGCCTTGTATAGCCAGTCATTGGTGTTTTCAACGTCGCCGTTGATAGACAGGTCTTCAATGTCGTTAGCAGCCTGGGCAGAAAGTAGACGAGCCACGTGGTCCTCGAAAGCCTCTCCCTCCAAGTTGTCTTCTAGGGCCTCAGATGAGAGTTCCCAGTCAAGACGCAACTTTTCGGTTGTCAGAGAGACCTTAGCGAAACCGACCTTGACGTTTACAGCGTCGTCGGTGGCTTCGGTAGCAAGACGCACAACGCGCTCACCAACTGCCATACGGTCCAATTCCATTTCGTTAGCACGCATCGGAACCTTACGGACCTGCGCACCTAGAGTAGTTGCGTCCCACATGTAATCAATGAAACGCTGAGACTGCTCAGGGCGTAGCAAGCCGCCACCGCTAGGTGGGGTGCCGATAGTGCTTGTAGAAATAACCTTTTCAAGCAAAGTATTCATTTTAACCTCCTTCGTAAATTGGTATACATTGGCAGAATCATCCAATCAAGTTCTTAACAGAGAAAGCGCCATTCCAAGATGAATTGTTCTGCTCATCGTGAACGATATCGTCAGATACGTCCACAGACTTTCTTAGAGCGCTCCGGGAATTTACCTTGTTTAGCAACTTTTCAAAGTTACCGATGCGTGCCTTTTGCGTCTCCAAACTCTTATCGACCTCAGCAATACTGCTGTCTAGGCCGGAAATCTTTTCTTCTACGAAATCACGAGTGTCTGCCACTGCCTTCTCAAGAGCGGCAATCTTTTCGGAGGTAGCCTTGTGGCTGTCTCCTACAATCTTTTCGATATCGGCCTTTAGGCTGTCAATCTTCTTTGCAATCTCGTGACCTTCGTCGGGAACCTCGTCAACTGTACCGTCGTCGGCGGAAACCGTGCTAACCTCTTCGGGTTGCTCGTCGCCAACAATATCCTGGTCAGCCGGGGTCGGTACCTCTTGTGGGTGACCCTCAGGCTGGCCCTTGTACTCCGTTACGAGTTCGTCCTTATTGTCCTTGTTCTTAGTCAATTGTGCACCCCCTTCGGTGGAAATGAACTTCTGTACCAGTGCGCCCACCTCGTTTCCTCGGTCGGCGGTATCTTCGACAATGCCTACGTATTCCATTTCTTCACCGCAAGCAGGGCATTCCATGTCGTCACCAGGAACCTCGCGTGTAATACCATCTTCTTCACAGTAGTATACGTTTAGAACCTTTGTGTCTTCAATCATGCCCGTAACAGACGTGACAGAGCCGTTGCTGCGAATCTTGAATACGTTTACAAAGTCTGAATACTCATTGCCAGGGTTGTCTACAAGAGAAAGTTCGTTTAGGTTGAACTTAGTTACTCGCTTGCCGACCTCTCCGTTCGACTTGCTGATGCCGTTATCTTCGAATTCAACAACGTCACCGCCGATAGAGAAACCGTTTAGCGTCTTGTCAAGTACCTTCTGCCAGGTGTCTTCTGCACCCTTTGAAACATAAACCTTAACGAAGATGCCCTTGTGTAACTGACCATCTGGCGCACGGAAAGTGTCCTGCTTGAACGAAACAATTCGTCCAACAGCCGAGTCCTTCTTGTGCATTTCACGCAAGTTCATGCGTGAACGAGCAAAGGCGTCTAGGGATGCTTCGGCGGTAATCTGGTCGCCCTCTTGGTCTACGTTATCGACCGTGGCCCAACCTGTAACCATGCGACGACGCTTGTCAACCTTGGAAATTTCCATTCCCAATCGGACAGAGTTGTCGTCAACATTCCAGTGTGACTTAGCAATTGCCTTACTCATGTTCATTAGTTTACTATGAATTCATTTCAAAAGCCAAATATTTACTTGCCATGGGACCAATAATGGTCAAGAAACGTGGTATCGTAGCCGAATTGTTCCTTATTTTGGCGTACGTTAAGCCATATCAAGCCAGAGTAAATGGCAAACGTCAGGGCGGTCAGCCCTCCGGTAGAGGCAAAATCACTGATGAAATAACAGATAGCAATAATCCACCAGAACATAGAGCCCACCAGGGCTCCTATGTCCAGATTCCAATAAATAGGTTTCATGGCACCACGTATAACGATGGAGCCACAGAATATGGCAAAGAAGCCCCAGGCATACTCGGGCGCGAGCGAGGCCATGACGCTGTAGAGCGCGGACTGAGCAAACACATTCCACCAGGGAGAGATTACCCAGAATCCCCAGAGTACCGTATAAATACCCAAGATTACTATGACGGCAGGATTAATCGGTTGGAGTAAAGTTCTGGCGAGTTTCTCCAACTGGTCCTTTATCACGTATATCATGGACCTTGACGGCCCTCTCCCTTCGGTGCTCGTGCTGCCCCCGTCTTATCTGACGATGCCGCTTGTCTAGCGGTGTCGCGCGCACGCGGCTTGGCGTTATCCTTTGACTGTGCTGCTGGCGAACGGGTGTTTGCTCCCTGAGGCTTTGTCAGGTCAACCAACTTGTTACCGCCCTTAGCCGACGGCATACCGCGACGGGTACGTACCTCGTTCGGCATGACAATACCGTTCTTAACCATGTTAACATCAATGTCACTCTGAGTCTTTTCGTCAGTCAGTGTCATTTCGTTCAACTTGAGTTCGAAAGCATCAGTTACTTCCTTGATGATTCGGTTCAACTTCTTCTCAAAGATAGCCTGCTCTGGACGGCAAACCTGTTCCTTAAAGGTCTTGTCTGCGTCGGCTGCAAGTGCTAGACTGACGTTGGTTGACACGCTGACCTTTGTAATCGGTACTCGGTGAACCATGAGGATAGCCTTTTCGTTGTTCTCATAATACTTGCTGAACGAGGCGTCCTGGATTTGTGCGTCTACCGGCTCAATCTTGAATTCTACCTTGTTTACGCCGTCTGAGGCCGGTAGAGGAATGAATAGGCTTCTGTGGTTCTGTCCCTTTAGTCCAGTCTCAAAGAACTGCAAAAGGTCAGCCTGAGCACTGGTACCAAGGTTAGCGCCCTGTAGCGTGATGAGGTAACGCGGAACAGCCTTGTTCTCAAAGAACTCGATATTGAATCGAGAGGCCAATTCGTTACCGGCGAGCGCCTGCTGGGCTGCCGCAATGTCTGGCACACCGTAATAGTTTCCACCGTTAGGAGAATACTTCTTGATGTGGATAATTTCGTTTGGGTGTGCTCCGTCATCACCGATTGGGTCAGAAATGTCGTCTCCGAAGTTACGGAAGAACTTGACCTTATTGGCAACCATCTGAACGAATCCGTCGCGCTTGTGACGAATGCGGATACTAGTGGCAGGAATGTGACCTACATAACCGATGGAACCATCGGCCCTGCGGCCAACCTCAATATACCCGTTACCGGTGACCTCGTAATCACGCCATACGTTGATAAGGGTCTCTGTGAAAGTGGACTCTTCATTGAATGAGTCAATTTCCTCTTCCAAATCCTGCTTGGCATTAGCCAACTTCTTGGCGGTCTTCTTCAACTTTTCAGCGTCTTCTGCCAGGTCTTCCAGTGCACGAGAGGTCTTCTTAGACTCATTCAGAGACCAGCCCAATCCTACAATGTTTGCAACCTTAGCATTAACGGCAGCATAGTGCGGAGCGGACAATTCGTATGCCGCTGCGAACGCCTCCATGCTGTAAGGTGGCTGCGCCACCTGGAAGTAGTCATATCCCGTTTGGTCTATATCATCGCTGATATCTTTTGATTCAACTGTACCGTCAGCGGAGCGGTGGTACTTTTGAAGTGTGTTGGTAACCTTGCGCTTCATACCGCGCGAAGTACCGTTTAGTTTGCGTACTTGTTCTCCATCAATGGCAAACGGGTCCACCGCTGCGTCGTCGTTGCGGACCTCTCGCTTGTCCATTGTGTAAACGCTTTCAATGGTGAAAACGTCGTCTTCTTCGTCAGTTACGTGTCTGGCGCTCATGTCTTATACCTTCCATTTCCTCACGGATAGCCCCAATGTCTAGCGGGTCTGGAATCAAACCTGCGGACGCACGGTCCAATTGGCTTTGAAGTTCTTCGTCGGAGATTGGACGCTTACCGCTCCAAAATACGGCTCTGCCGCCGTCTCCATATCCGTAGTGATATGCTGCGTCTGTTAGTGCTTTCTTAGCGGCCTGCATACGCAAGGGCTCGCGGTCAGAACAGAACACATGCATAATGTCGCCGTTCTCATTGGCTAGAATTAGCCCGTCGGCGCATTCCCAAACCCACATTCCCCACGGGAGTTCCTGGATTTGCTGTCGATTAGTGGTCCTCAGACCCTTATTAGGATTACTCATACCTCGATAGTAGCATAATCGAGTTCTAATAGCCAAATGTGGTCAGACGTTGGCCCAATCGTGAGAATAAACGTTAGCAGATGCCGCTGGTTCGAATACGGTTACCGGTCCACCGGCTGCACGGGTCGCCACGACTCGTCCGGTATAGTTAGATACGCCATTAGCAATGGCACCAGCAGACAATTGGTTGAAATACAAGACTACCCGGCCCACCTGTACATTTCCGCTGACCGTGATAGCGCCAGTGATGTTCGTAGCCTTTGAGAAATGTACGACGGTCCATTCCCCACGACGAATTGTTGAGCCCGCCAGACCGTTCACATACTGCGTTGTACCGGTCGTCAGGTTGGCCGAGAAGGTGGGCGCGGTGCCCGTCAACTGTCTAATCCACAATTCCACGGTGCCGACGTTTGACGGCAGCGTAGAGGTGCTGTCCGGGTCGATGGTGAGGGTGCCGCCTTGGATTTTGGCTCCCCAATCTTCGCGCATTTGTGCCGGTACTTGGTCAGGAAGCAGCGTAACTGGGTTTGTGTAGGTAATGAGTCTGCCGTTGGGTGGCTGGCCGGTGGTTCCCAGATATCCGACTATGCGCAGTTTGCCAAGATAGGCGTCGGTGACGTTTCCAGTAAAGGTGGCCCGGACCAGTAGCGCGGTACCAGTTGGGTCGAAGCCGGTGGTGACATTGGAAAGATTTACACCGCGAGTCGCGGTAACCCAAGTGGTGCCACCGTTTACGCTGGTCTCTACCAATACGTTCTTACCGTCCCAGAACAGGTAGATAGAGTTGATTGCTGACGGAGAGCCCGAAGCATAGATGTTAACATTGTCTACCCAGGTACCGGCCATGGTTTGGGTGCCAATCATTTCGGGACGTAGGTATCCGTCATCGTTTACCCAGGTAGCCGTGAATACGCCCTCGTTCCAGTCTTGTTTGGTATCAATGCTGATATTCAAGTACGGTGCGCGAGCATCCGTGGAAATCGGCACAAGGTCGCCGCCATTGAAGTAAAATGGGTCAACCGCGCTAACTACGTTGTTGCCGTTGTAGATGGTAAGAATTTCGTCATCATTGAGCGCACGCGGGTAGGTAGCAACAGTGTTGATAAGTAAGTTTTCAGCATTAAGTCTGCCAGCATAGAGGTTACCGTCTGTCGTGGCGTATGCGTCTACCTGCTGGGCGGCGGTAATGTCAATTGAATCCACGAGTACACCGTCTACATAAAGTAGATTCTTTGTCTTCATGTGGACGCCAACCACGTCAACCTTCTTGTTGACCGGTAACTGGTAGGAGCAGATAGCAAAGCCCTGGGTAGCATAGGCAGTAGCAAAGAACACCGTATTGCCGTTTATGTACAAACCGTCGCTGCGCGACAGATTAGACATAATTTGCTGGTCTCCTGTACCGCCCGTCTCGGGAAGGAACACCGAGGCCATGAGGCTAAAGTTCTGCCATTCCTTGCCAGCAATGTAGACGTTCTGAGGGAAAGTAATGTAATTGGTAGAGTTGACTACTTTAGAAAATGCAGCGTAGCGGCTCAGGGCCAGAGCGTTGGTGCTGCTGCCTGTCAGTGTCGCGTTTACTCCATACCCGGACCTGTCTGCAAATGGTGTCGCGCTGTCCAGGGTCCAGAGCCGATTAGGCTTGTATCTGAGGTGCTCCATAAAAGCATAATAGCATAGCAAGGCCCCCGGTGCAAAACACCGGGGGCCTGGTAACTATAATCCATCACTAAGTTGGAACTGCACGTATGGAGTTGGAAACTCCGTGGTCCTGTTCTTATGGACTACGCTATTAGTGTATCACGGAACTACTTTAAATCCTAGTTTCTTCAAAGAAGTTGTTCCAGGAATTCCGTTTGCGCCTCTACCCTGGTATCCAAGGTGGGCTTGATACCTGGCGTACGCGCGTCTTAGGCCGGTTCCGAAGCGCTTGGACTTTACATTAAAGCCGCGATAGCCCTTCTTCCACAACCGGCGCTTGACCTCAAGTACGTCTTGATTGCTCTTCATGAAATGCAGATTGCGTAGGGAGACTGTTCCTAGCGTAATTGCTGGACGCCATACCTCAACGTCATTGACCTCGTTAGCAAAACCCTCAAAGTGAAGGCCCCATTGCGAAGTAATGTCATTGATTCGCGCATAGTCAATCTTTCCACTGCGCTTCCAGTCGGTGGAAAGGCATACGCCGCCACCTACAGAAAGGGCAATGTGACCGAAACCGTGGCTGCCGCCAGTCCAGTAGACCGGGACACCACGAGGTACGGCCAGGCCACCATCTACACGGTGCTTATGGTCTGCTGCCCACCATGAGGCGGAAGCGGTTCCATACTTAGGACCGATGTTGTACGCGGAGCGTACGGCGACCAAACAGTGACCGGAGCCAAAATTGGTTCCATTGCGCGACCACTCACGGGCAGTGGCAATTGCCTCTTCCGGGGAACGCACCGAAGATGCACCAGCAACGAAACTAAACTTATGGTCGGCTTCGTCGGTGTCTGGTGCCTCAGGGTCATGTTTTTCAACATCAGGATAAGGCAGCGCATCTTCAACAGGGACGACTAACGCTTTCGCGTCTTCGTCTTCTAGGTCGTAATCTCCATACTCAACGAATTCCTCTTCGGGAACTGCATTTTCGTCTGGTGTTGGTGTTTCTTCACTCATACGGTAATTGTATCTCGTGAACCTTCTTTGTGCAAGTTTGGTAGTTCACATACGTCCGTAGTGCAGAAACGCTCGACCTCGGCGTCCACACCGTTGTTATACAGCACGCTAAAGTCCATAGGATTCAACTTGTCTACGTAAGTGTTGTATTCTTCCTCAGTAATCTTGGTGTACGGCTGCTGTGCGTATACCTCGTTACCCATAGGCAGGAATGATACAGCCTTTAGACGGCCCTCATACATGCTCAATACCGTGGCGACCTGCTCGGCCTCGGTCTTGGCGTCGAATGAGATAGTTGCACTTACTCCGTTATCGGACCAGTAAGCCTGAGCCTCAGCGGCCAGGTGAATCTTCTCAAAGATGCTTACGTCGCCCTCGGCTCGTCCGACCGGTGCGTGGACCGGGAAATAGATGACCTTTGTTCGTGCAGAATAAACGCTGTCTTCGACCGTGTAGCCAGCGGCAATAGCCTCTGCAACAATCGGGTCGGTGTCACCGAACAGGATTGCTCGCATAAAGAACTCACCGGCTGGCGACCAGTGGACGCCAGGAGT